GACGGCTGCAGGGTTTTGCATCGCTGATCAGCCGCTCAAGCTCCTGATAGGTTTCTTCAGTAATGCCCTGGTCCTGCACGCCAATGTCCAGCCGGAACGTGCCGGGCGGCTCATTGGTTTTCCACCACTCAATAACCCGGATCAGGAAGCCGAACGGCTCCACCACGCGGCGGATGGCGCTGATGGTGCCTTTGTGCTGATGAATATAAAACGCATCGCTCACCACCTGCCGCTTGACGCTCTCAGCCCAGCTTTCGTCCCAGCGGTCCACCGAGAAGGCCCAGGCCAGATAGGGCAGAAAGCTCACCGGGCAGGTGGCCGGGTTCCAAAGATCGCGCAGCGGCACGTTCAGCCCGGAAATCCCGCTGCACGCCTGCGCCAGGCGGCGCTCCAGCGCAGACGAACCGGGCGGCATCAGGCTGCTGTTGCTCATGTCACCCCCTGATCGCCCGCCACGGAAATGTCCGTACCGGTGCAGTAACCCGCCTGCGTGCGGTCCATGATAATGTCCTGCGCCGGTTCGGTGATTTCCACCCAATCCACACCGGCCACACGCATCACCGCCCCGTAGGACTCACGCCGCACACTGCGCCCCAGCTTTTTCTGTTCAGTAAGGTAAGCCGCCAGATTAGCGTTTGCCGCCTCAAGGCAGGGACCGGCGGCCACGCCGTCGAACAGGTGCAGCCTGGCCTTCACGCTGTAGTTGCGAATAGTCGCCCCCTGAACCGTCACACGGTCGGCCACCGGGCGCATGCTGTCGGCGCTCAGTGCTGTGTCCACTGTAGTCAGCAAATCCGCTGCCGCCGTGCCGTCGCCTTCGCGACTCAGGACAGTGATCAGTACTGTCGCCGGTGACGGGCTGATGGCGGACACGTCCTGCACCCGGCCATCGGCGCTTTTGGCGTGAAACTCATACGCGCCCGTCGGTCCGGCCACGCTCAGCCCCTCAAACGCCTCCGGCACGCGCACGCGCAGTGCGTCGTCCGATTCCATCACCGCATCCACCGGCGGCACCGCGTCGGGATTCGCAGGCGTGATGGTCAGGCGCTTCACGTTATTGCGGGCGGCCTGCTGGTCCAGATCGCTGCCGATTGCGTAGGCCACCATTACAGCCTGTGCCGCCTCATTGATGCGCTGGCGCAACAAGATTTCGCGGTAGGTGTTTTCCTGCAGACTTTTCACAATCGGGTCAGACTCCAGAGCCAGCACGCGGCGCATGGCAGCCTGTTCATCCGCTGGATAAAGCGCAATCAGCGCCTCTTTACGCTCTGCGAGCAGCGTTTCAAAGTCCGGCACCTCAATAATCTGCGGTGCGGGCAGTTGGGAAAGATCAATTACCGCCACTTTTCGCCCCCGTAGAGACAGACATGGCAACCGGTGAGCCGTCGGCGCGCTGGCCGGTCAGATCAACCTGCATAGAGCCGTCCTGGTTGCGTGTGATTTTCACAGAGGCCAGCCGGATGCGCGGTTCCCAGCGGCTTAGCGCGGTATAAGTGGCGGCCATTACCTGCAGTTTGGTGGCGTCGTTCTGCGGCCAGTCAATCATCGCGGACAACATCGAACCGTAATCACGCCGGGCGATGCGGCTGCCTTCGGGGGTGATCAGAATGTCGCGCACGCTCTGCCGGATATGCTCAATGTCGGTAATAGCTTCGCCAGTGTCACGGTTCATGCCGAGATACATCATTGCGGACCTCCTGACGTATCAGTGCCTTTCTTCACCCCGTCATGTAAATGCTTATCAGCAATTACGCCGTTTGAACTCATTGAACCGCCGCCGTGGGTCACATCACCGTTCATCGTGGTGTCACCGTTAATCCGTGTCTGGCTGGCCTCTATCCCCAGCGCATCAGTGATCAGCTGAATGCCGTCTGCCGCTTCAATGCGCACACTTCTGATGTTCTTAATCAGCAACTGGCCCGTTTCCGGCTCGTACTGAAACCAGCCGCCATCCTTAAACACGGTGGTGGTGCCGTCTTCCGAGTAGTCGGGCGGCGGGAAGGCTTCGGAATAAATGGCGGGCAGCGCAAAGGCGGTTTCAAGATTGCCGCCCAGGCTCAGCAGTACAACCTGTTCCCCGACGGTGGGCTGCCACCATGTGCGCGTATTACCGGCGCGCAGGGTGAGCCAGTTAATCCAGTTGGTTTCGAGGTCGCCCGTTTTCACCCGGCATAGCCAGTTCACCGGATCAACTTCGGACACGGTGCCGGTGCGGATCAGGTTGGTGATAAGGCGCATGATTTCGGTAATTTGAGTATTCATTAGAGGATGTTGGCATAGATAAATTTTATTAGGCAGCGCTGCGTATTGTATAAGATGTGATACAAAGGATTATGTGAACTTACCCATCAGCCTCTATTTTTCCTAACATCATTCATTCTTTAGTAAGAGGCTAAATTTTAAGTTCTTTAGTACCCTCTACTACTGCTGGCGTTTTTTTAATAAAGAAAGACTAAAAATTTAAGCGTATGATTGAAATATTTGAATAGTGTAAGCTATGGATTGGTAGGTGAATATATAGACATGTAAAACTAATTTCTATCGAGGCTTAATTATGATAAACAAGGCATCTGAGTTACTTGAAATTTTCATTAATGAGGAAAATAAAAAATTACAGGGCATAAAAATGCCACACATGCCGACCTTAGGAAGTGCATATGAGGAAATTACAAAACAAGGCATAGATCAAGAGTTTGTCATTCCTAAAAACTTGGATTTAAGAGTCGTATCCGGATTCATCTCTATCGACGGAGTTATTTTACCTGAGCAGATTGATTGTATGCTTGTGCATGGTGATGGTGAAAAATTTGGTTTGACTGATCAGTATCTTTATGAAATAAAAAAATTCTGTGCATATTTGAAGTAAAAAAAACCCTCACAAAATCTCAATACATAGATGCTATGGATCATCTTGCTAAGGTAAGGAGGGGTTTTTCAGAACACTTCGAAAATAGATTGATCTATGAAGGATATGAGCCAGATATCTCTTTAGCGAAAATTAATTATTCAAGGATAACGGGAAAGTTTGGCCCGGAAAATTATTCTGACATCCATGGACTTGCTGAAAATGACGGTGTTTTATTTTATACGCTTGTTCAAGAGTCTTTAGCCCCGGTAAGTATAGTTCACAGTTATGATGGATATAAAACCGAGAGCGGATTACGTAAAGCTTTTTGCGACATATTAGAAGATAAGATAAAAGTAACAGGAGCTGGAATTGGAATTCCGTCGATTCCATCTTTGGTAACTTCTAATCAACACTGCATTGTGAAGGGTAATGGACTTCCATATTTAATAATGAAAGACGATAATGAATGGGTGGCTTTATTTTCTTTAAGACACAACCCTGCTAGAGTTATACTTGAATTAATTTGGACAAAAATATCAACGTATTTTGGAATCGAAATGCCTTGGGATGATGATCTTTACATGGACAACGTCAAGCCTCTATTAACAGCAAAGGTCATTAGTGCGGAGGGTCGGGTAGGCTGGATGTATAACACACACGAACTTTCTGAAAAAAAACTAGCTCGTAATGACACAAAAACTTGGAAGCCTGTATCTGTAGGAGCAGCAGAAACATCAGCGATAACGCTAATGGCAGCAAATGGTGGCTATTTAGCGCTTGATGAAGATATGAGCATTCATTTTTTTGAACGACACAATGTCACAATTGAACAACTTAAAAGGAAATTAATTAACACAAGATTATTCATGGAGGATCAAGATTTCATTCGACCTATCAATCAAGAAACTTACCTTCTATTTAAAGATGATAAAACTGGTTATATCTCATCAGACAGAATTAGGTTTGACCTTTGGTGCACAGAAAGCAAACTGCCACCAAATTACTTTATCATTCTTTTTTTAGAGTGATTTTCTCAGCATTCAGATGGTCGTCAAACTTCTTTCATAGTAATCTTTGATGTTACGCACTATAGCCTGCTGCCCCCACAGCAGGTTATTGATAAACAATTTAGTTGAAGATACAACTAAAGGCGTGACACAAAAAAGACATGTAAACTAACATAACACCCAAGACTAACACCCGAACAACATTTAAAAAAATAGAAGTTAGCATCATTTAAAATGAACCGCTTAACAATAAAATCCAGCAAAAAACAGCCCATTAAAAACCTAGTCTTTATATTTTCACTTCGGCGACAGGGGTTTTATTTTCAATCAACTGAATTTTAAAATAGACCAAGAATTTTATTTTAAATAATAACTCTTATAAAACATATAAAAAATTAAATGGTTAAATTAATGACGGTAAGTTTCTTAATTAGGTAGATCCTAAATTCATCCAGCAAGCCAGTTCATGATGATATCACGCACCGTGCTTTCCACGTCGCCGTTCACGCCCAGCAGCGGACGTTCCGCATATTTCACCATCGGGCCGCGATGGCTTACCCGGTCGCGCAGTCCGTAATGATGAACGCGGGCCAGTTTCTGAACCCCCGGAACAAAGGCAACCTCTGCGGCGTCGGCACTCGCCTGCGTCTTCAGGTACTTCGCTGTTTTCAGCTTCGCGAACATGCCTCGACGGATGCGGCCCTTTTTGCTGCGGGCGCTGACGCGGCGCGGCTCCCATGCGGTGCCGTCCGGGGAACGTTGTGCTGTGATGTTTGCCTGCTGAATGCGGCGCACGTCGCGCGCCACCTCGCGCAGCATCTTTTTCCGGGCTGCCGGTTCCAGCTGTGAGAGAAGCGCAGCCAGCCAGGCATCCACTTCATGCAGTTCAGCCATGCTTCACCGTCCAGAATTCCTCCGGCGCGTCCGGTTCCGGCACTGCCTCAATGCTGATTTTCCCGTCCACAGTGGTTGCCACGACGCGCTCGGTCAGCTTCAGATCCATGCTGATGTCGCAGCGGTCATTCCCCAGAATATCGACCTCAAACGAAAACAGCTTTTCGCGCGCCTCACTGTTCTGCAGCGCGTCGGGCTGGTTTTCCTGAAGCCACAAAAGCACCGGGGCCATCAGCAGGTTCTGATCGCCGGTGAAGTCGGTGATCACCACGTTCAGGGTGTAACGGTACTCCCACGACAGGGACGCGGCGGCCGTAGCGACCAGCTGGCCGCTGTCCACGAACAGGTGCAGGCGGTCCGGGTTATCGGCCACGTAAGGGACCGACTTATTCAGGGCGCTGCGTAAGGACTGCGGCTTGTTCATCGTCTTTTTCCTGACAGCTGATGATGGTATCGACCTTACCGGCACATGCCGCCCAGGCGGCCTCCGTTTCGTCCAGCAGGGCCAGGAGGTCGCCGTTAGTGCGCGGTGCTGCCGGATCCAGCTGGCAGCGGGTGATTTTCGGACAGCCACTCACGGTAAGATTCACCTCCTGCGAGGGCCGGTCGCTGGCGCAGCCGGATAACAGGATCAGGCAAAGCGGTATCACTCCAGCGGCGCAGGTCTTCATTTTCACGTTTCAGCTCCTCAATTTTTCGCTGCCGGTCGCGCAGAAGCTGGCCGTTGCGTTCGGCGGCGGCGTAAAGCTGCGTCTGTGCCTGGCTGCTGGTCTGCGTAAGGATATTCAGGGCAATCAGCTGGCTGTTTTTCTGGCTCAGCTTTTTTCCCTGAGTTTCTATGACTGCCTCATGTGCGTGAATCTTCTGATAGGCGTTGTGCAGATTCCACGACTGCCACAACACAATTCCCAGAAAAAAAAGAACCATCACGATGATGTTCTTCATGTGCTCAGACTCCCTTAAGGCACCAGGCCAGTTCACGCCCGCGCCGGTTATCCAGCCCCTGATTGAATACGCCTTTCACGTATACCCAGCGCGGCAGCTGGTAACACGCCTCGCGCCACTGGCCCTTTTTCAGCAGCGCCACCATCGTGGAGCCGCACACGTTGCCGGTGCCAACGTTGAACGCCAGCGACACCAGCGCGTCATAAACCTGCTGCGGCATGGAGACCGCCACGCAGCGCGCCAGTGCCGCCTCAGTGCGCAACACGTTGGTGATGAAATTCCCCGCCGCCTGCCGTTCCGTGATGGACTTACCCGGCACCACGCCGAAGGTGTTGCCGATCCCGTCGGTCCACTTACCCGCGCTGCACTGGTACGGCTGCAGGCGGCAGCCCTCATAGTCGGCAATCAGCCGCAGCCCCTCCACGGAGGTGTGCAGCTGCTGAAAGCCGGGCAGGGTGGCGGCCAGCGCCAGCACCACGCCAACGGCGCAGCGTTTAACGGTTTGCAGATTCATATTCACTCCGCGTAATGCGCCCGCTTGCCAGAAGCTGATAGGTTTTGTGTTTGTAGTACCAGCTGATAAGCGCCATCAGCAGGCCGATAAGCACACCGGCCACGGTGGACATGTCTTTCAGGTCCATGCCACCCAGCCACGCCATTAGCACCGCAATGCACCAGGTTAAAAAGGTGCTGATTTTTTCCCACATGGTTCAGTCCCAAAGCTGGACGGCCTGCACGGTGGCCGTCGCTGTCACGTCCGGCAACTCCACCTCCAGCCCGTGCGGTAAGAGGGGGCCGTGCTCCGCCAGCCCCGGATTTGCCTGCAGCACCTGTTCCGTCATGCCCTGCGTGCGCCGGTAGTGACGCCAGCAGAGTGCGTCCACCGTGTCATACTGCTGCGCACGCACTTTCATCAGATAAGCTCCACGGTGCAGTGCGGCATGTCCTGCACGCGGCTGATAGCCCAGCGCGCATCGCGCCACAGGTCGCCGCTGGCATCACTCAGTTCTTCACCGCGCTTAACCGCTGTCGCGGTGGCGTCAAAATCCTGATAGCGCTCGTTCAGCACCGCGCGCGTCCAGCACCACACCGCATTCATGTAGTGATGCAGGCGCACGCTCTCACCGGCCAGCTTCTCCGCCGGAACGTCGGCCAGGCCGTTATGACCGGCAAGCTCCTGCCGCTCACGCCACGGATAAAGCTCTGCGTTAACTTCTGCCATTGCGGTCAGCACCACCTGACGCAGACGCTCCGGCGTCACGGTGCCGTCAACGCGCATGACGCTGCGGAACTTCGCCAGATCAATGTCCGGCCAGAATGAGTTATTGGGGATGATGTCCGGCGCTGCCGTCGCCTTCTGTGGCGCGATAAATTCCATTGCTCTGTTACTCCTGAATAGGTGGGCGGTGGACGGGGTTTTGATGCGGCGCTGCCTGTCGCCACCCCGTGCCGCCCCGCGCGTGGGCACGTCCGGTTATCAGCTGGCGTTACGGATCTTCCGCTCCAGCTGCTC